TACATAAAATAATTGAGAATCAAGAAGATACGAGGTTAATTAACTATAAAGAGCAAAAGAAAAATGCCCAATTCAGTTGTTTGCTTCCCTAATTAAGTTTTCGGACGGCCTCCCCCACATTTAAAACGATAGCTTGCTGCTCCGAGCGGCATGTGAGGAGCATGTCTGTGACGTACCGAGCCTGCCAGTAGCCATGTTTTTCGGGGTCTTGGAGTATATCAAAACACCGCATGGCGAGATAGTCAAACCTCGCCAGAAACAGTTGCCCCAAAAGTTGTGTAAGCTTGACGCCCAGCACTATGCCGTTGGCATAGCTGTCAACGACCTCGTCGATGAATGCAAGCAGCTTGCGGTCCTTGATATACAACCTGTACTCTCTCTTGAGCAGATTGTGCTCAACATGCTGGAAATAATGATGTATATCCATGGGCAAGCAATAGAATGTCTCTAGCTGTGGCGAGGTATAGATGTCCTGCTTGATAATCTTGTAGAAGAAATGCGTGCCACGCCCCTTGGTACCAGCTGGACTGTTGAAAGGAATCTTGGCTCTCAACTTATCTTCACTGGTGTGCATGGCTGCATGCTGAATGACATGATCGCCAACAGGCAACTTATTGACTATACGATGCTTGGGGTTTTCAACCGGCTTGGCCTCATAGTCTGATGTATGCCATGTCTGATTAACATATGCATTTAGCAGGGCTTGAAGATTTGTTTCAAACTCTGCCTCAAACGCTTGTACTGAGAGACGGGACTTCTTGTGCCTCGAAAAATCAAAAAATGCTTCACGAAAATTTTGCAAAGTCTCAACCGCCTGTGAAATGTTACCTAACCTCTTCACTTGCTTAAAATTTTATTTATAAAAAAAAGGTCGGTGTCTGATAAATGTCGGTGTCTGTGTCTGTTGTCTGCTTTTCTAATGTCCTAACTTTCGACCGGATGACCCATTGCCATCATCTACTTGCTATTCTGCTAAAGTGTATGTTTTGCCATGAGGCAAGGCCTGACTCCCGAAATCTCTGCAGCTAAGCAAACTAACCTGCAGTATCTTGTTAAGTTGAGGGCCGCACCGTAGTTCACATTGGAATCCGAGACAGCATTGTTCACGTTGAGCGTCGAAAGACCGCATTGACCACCATTGTCAGCGTTGCCACCGCGAAGACACAGGCGAAAACCGGCGCAGGAATCACAGCCTGGTTTGAAAACCGCCTGCAAAGGTACTGAAAAAAATCGGAATGAAAGAATGTCAAAGAGCGAAATTTCAAAAAAAAATCGACCGCCCAAGGGCGGTAGGGTTTGCTCGCTACGCTCGCAGGGTGCTCAGGATTGCCCTTGGCTCCGCTTGGGAACCTTGGTCAATCCTGCACACTCCTGCTCACGCCAGCACACCTCTGAACACTTTAGGCCGCTTCGTAATACACTGGATCCAATGACCACTCGGATGCTGCTTCGCAGAGGGCCGCACCGCAGTACACAGTGGAATCCGAGACAGCATCGCTCACGTCGAGCGCCGAAAGACCGCATTGACCACCAAAGTCAGCGTAGCCACCGCGAAGACACAGGCGAAAACCGGAAATAGAGTTTGACGTATTCCAAAAATAACCTGTCGAATAGGTTGACTCTGTAGCACCAATCTGCGTACAGAAGTTCTCCAGATGTTCCATCGACAAGGTCTTGATATATCCTTCACCACTGCCAGGTGACTTGCTCAACGTCTTCATGCCGGTAGCATTGCCGATAGTCCAGGAGCCGTAAATAGACGGAGCGACCAGGTGGGTCATGGTCTTGTCACTATTCACCTGGCAGAACTCATCATCCATCATTCGCCATAGATTGCCAAAGCCGTTCTTATAACCGAAGAAACATGGTATCTTGGCATTATAGACCGTTGCCCCTGCATCATTTTTTACGGCATAGGTCGTTTCTCCACATGAATCACCAAGTTCAATGCCTGCACTCATTGGTGCAACTGGTCGCCAACCATTGTAGGCTTCCCAGTTCGGCATCTGCGTCAAGCCTGCTCCGAGTCCACCTTGGAAGAGGCCGTTGGCATCCTTGTTGGCATTGACTGCATCCTGATCATAATGTGTACCGAAAATGACACTGAACAGAATTGCGACAATGGATGTATGTCGCATGGTTGTGCAAAGCCAACCCTTGCCATTCTTACGCGCTGCAGCTCTGAACTGCTCTGTAGTCATAGCGGCAGCAGGTCTGCCCAGCAACGTATTGTTTTTGCCATCATAGGTAGCATTGTTGTCGCCTCCACGATAGTTGGCCGCATCATTGATGTAACTAACCAGGCGTCCGGTACTACGCTCAATAGTAGCGAAGCCAGCTGCAGAAATACTGCCGATTGGTATCTCAAGATTGTATTCACCTGGTATTGGCTTGATGCCAATCTGCTCATAGTGCAATCCGCCAATATCCTTGATGACAACGTAGAATTTTCTGCCCCAGCCCCACTGATAGTGACCTTCTGTACCATCCAGCCTTGCCGGTTCACCAGTAGCATACTTGTGGTGGTCCTTGCTGTCGAGCTTTCTTCTGCTGTGGTCATTCTTGACCAGGTATGCGCCAAGTCCGAGGATGTATGGCAACTCCTTCAGCAATTCAAGTGAGCCAATGTATGATGCCGCCTTAGGCGTTGCGTTGGCGGTGTCCCACACTCTTCCGCACCAGGCATGCTGACCAACAGCAAGGTCAGCCTTTAGCGCATCCATACCGATGCTAGTGACATTGCCATTCTGGTCTGTCAGCAGCAGGCTCTGGTTGCTGTTGACGGTTGTGACTTTCGTCACGGAATTGAATTTTTTACCTTCCATAATTATTTATAATATTTTTTTTAGCAAACTATTCCAATCACTATGATACACGTGCCCTAATCCGTCACTATAATTAATACTATCCTTGCCCAAAAACAGATGACTTTCTTCATCTGTCCCCTCATCAGAGTATATTCTTAAACCAAATTCAGGATCTATATTCACCCGTTTCCTTCCACCAAATCCAAATAAATCCATTGTCGCAATTCGACTCAGCGAATCAGAATCTGTCTCAAATTTAACCTTGAAAAGGTCTGTCATCTCTGCAATTGAGCTTGGCAAATCCCAGTTGTCATCATTAACTGAAGTAGGTCCTCGCATAACAAGGTAACCCTTATCAGCATTCATTTCGATTTCATTCCAGGTCTTCTCATTTCTAGATTTGAAATTGCCTGTTGCCGTAATGTTCTCAAAATTGCCACCCTTGCATGTGAGGTCACCATCCTTAGCTCTGAAGACTACATTGCCATCCTTATCCTTCATCTCTATGGTACGAACACCCAGGTTCTCCACCATCTGGTACTGGGCGAGGATGATGTGGGCTATGATGAGTTCGATAGACTGACCCAGACGCCAATAATGGTTGTTCAGATCAGCTGCAGATCCCGGATAATTATCTGTTGTCTTGACGTGCGTCTTGATGCAGGAATAGGTATTGCCATTATATAAGACAACATCCTTCCACTCTTCACCTTCTTCACCCGCTTCGAATCTGTATCCATTGCTGCAGGTATTCCACAGCTGCGGACCTCGAAGGACGCTGCCCTTCTCACCCTTGACAGCCTTGCGGATAAAATTAATAGTTCTTGTAATTACTGTCATAGACTACTTGACTGATTGAATCGTTAATGCCACGCTGCTGTAACCGGCATGCTCGCAGTCTGCCCTGGTCACAGCAAATGAACTCAGCTGGACAGTAGGCTTGCGTGCCGCCTCGGTATTGAGGACAACACCAGAACCTGACTTCAGCGTGAAATAGAACTTGCTATCGATAGCCTCAGACTTGCCCCTGACAATCAGTTTCGGAGTATAGGTCACAGTACCATTGCCTGCCTCGTCCTCGCTGATAGACTCATCAGCCGGTGTTGGGTTCGGCTCAATATCGTACGGATCTGACGCATCGATGACAGTCTGGAAGTCGAAACCCAGCATATTATCCTTACCCATGGCCTTGTCGTTGTACACTTCTACCATGAACTCCCTCGTGCAATCAACATCTGATGCCTTGACGGTGAGTATCTTGGCACTGGCTCCTGCAATCTGCTCCCAACCTGTGATGCTATTGACTGCTTTATACCACTTGTAATATAGTCCTGCTGTCAGAGTCTCGTTGCCCTGCGTGACTTTGGCTTCGAGCTGGCAGCTGTCATCCTTGCTACCCAGAACGAAGTTGTGCGTATCATTAGCCGGAGCCTTAATGGTCACACGATAGGCGACTCCTGTGTAAGGGCCAACGGGGATATCGTAGCTAGCCTGAATTTCATCTGTTGCCTCCTGCTGCCCAGAACGCTCTGTGATGGTACCGACCATCCTGATTGTAATGCCGCTATAATTGGAAACCTTAACCAGGTTGTTGCATATTTTCAGTCCCCAATATAATTGCGAAGCACTTGGTCTGATAATCTCAAAGAGACCGTCAAACAGTCCTGTAGACTTGCCTGCAGAATTGAATGGAATCTCCGAATCATTGAAGAAGTACTTCATGGAGGTTGGTGTACTGATGCCTTCTGCTGTTCTCGATGAGATGACAACGAAGTACAGCCTCGGCTGCGTCTGCGAGAAATCCGGATAAACGGTCACGGCATCCCCATTCTTCTGGTACTCCTGGTAGATATCTCCGTCAGGCGACTGGATTGACGGAGTAAATGTACCCATCTTGGGTATGAACTTGATAGTTGCTGACTTGCTTGCGCTACTCATTTTCTGCCTCCTCTCTCTGCTCTGTCATGATGAATCTGCTGTCTGTAGCTACAGGCAGCTTGTTGCACACTTTGCCTTCCTGCTCCATGCAGGCGGTCTTGCCATCCATGGCGATAGCGCCTATTCTGGACAGCGTCTCCTCGAACTCGATAGGTTCCCCAAGCTGTAGGATATCCTGACACCAGAGAATGAAATTGCCATCCTGCAGCTCAGTTCTGTCATCGGTCAGCTGAAGCAACTCCACGACCTTGCGATTTGCCTTGATGTATCTTTCCATATATTATATTATAAATGATGATTAGTGAAAAATGAACGGATTTCCATCTGCGTCCACGAAGACCTTGCCGTCGGCATCCATAGCCAGAGCTAAAGGATCGAGGTCTTTAACTTCCAAAGCAAGGATAGCTCCCCTGTTCGGATCCAGCAGATCTGTAGGTACTCTCGGAGACATGCCATGTCCGACAAGGACTGCGTTCTCAAAGTGTATCGAGTTATTCGGTGCCATCCACCAGAGGACCTGCAGTTCTCTTGTCGGGTTCGCAATTTCTCCGACATTGTCAGAGATGGTTGCCGCTGTGTTTACTACCTTCGTGTCGGGCAGAACCTCGTCGACCGTGTCGAGGATATCGTAATCGTAGAATGGTATCCTGCGGACGATATTGACAATTCTGCTCGGTGTAGCATCACTCAGATCTACGCTTGCCGGATTGCCATCTGCCGAGAATTTAGCCCTGCATCTGATGCAGATGCGCTTGCCCATGAGCGAGCGGTCTAGAGTAACCGATGTACCATCGGAAGAAACTTTGATTTCGAGGTCATCTGCTGTAATGGCAGAGAACTGACCTCTATCACGGAGAATCTCCCAGATGAACAGCCTCTTCTCCTTAGCGCACTCCTCTGATCCGAGGCGCAGAGATGCATTGATGACCTGCTTGTCTGTATCACGAAGCGGATTATAGTATCGGTCACCACTCGAAAGCAGCAGCGTCGGCTTGTAGAGGGTCGCATTCTTGCAGTTGATGGAATAGTCCATCGTAATTCTGTGAACCTTATTTGTTCGGCTGTCCAGGTACTTCGCTTTGAATCTGAGCAGAATCGGTTTCTGCGGCGCTGCGTTTACATACCAGAGCAGTTTGCCGGCATCATTGCCGGACGAGGTGATGACATGCTTCCTGGGTGTCGAAACCAGCGCATTACCCTCCACACCATTCTCGACTCTATACCAGGCTATATCTGTCAGTTCACTATTGACACGACCACTCTCGAGTATGTTATCTCTGTCGATTATACCAACGACCGGCTGTAAGGCGCATGGTGTCAACTCGTAATTAGGAGCATACTCATTCTGGTTGGCGTCATAAGTCTGTCCGAGCGGAACGCTGCCTGATATTGTCTTGGATGTGTTCACCTGCAGAGGCGTGTATTTGAAGTCTAATCTTTTGTATTTCATCTTATATGTTATTAAACACATTCCAGTGTGATGGAATCTTGGGCAACCTCATCTCCCATACCATCACGAAGTGTAACTGTTGCCGTGAATCTAATCTTAGCCGGAACTCCCTCGCTGTCGATGGAGAGGTCAGACTGGGTCAGTACGATAGCCTTGCCTGCCTTGGAACCGACTTCGAGTGACCAGATATTGTCACTTGTGACTCTCTGCTCACCATCCCTGTTCTCCGTGTATCTGGTCCAGGCTACATCGCTGTCGAGAATATCTGATGTGATATCCTGTCCGTAGAGCGATGCGACGACTGTCAGCGGAGCTCGGAAGTTGTCGAAATCATAGAGCGTCTCGTCTTCGAGGAAATCGATGGTGAATGCAGGATTGCCCTCTATCATCGCCCAATCGGTATTATTCCACCTTGGTGCGGTATGGGTACCAGTCTTCTGGCATCGCCACTTGCATCCGGTATACCAGACGTCGGAGGTCTCGTACTTGCCGGTTTCCGGATTGAGAGCTGAGCAGAAATATTCTGCCGCCTCTGACCATGGTCCTCGGTCTACATAATCGACAACCGGTTTGCCTTGATAGTCAATCTGTATGATATCCTGGGTAATGATGCCGGCTGCATAGAGATAATCCCTTCCATTGACTATAGGAAGGTCGAGCGACTTGACGAATTCAGGCATGTCGCCGAAGACCATGCCGTAGTTGTAATTCTCTAGTATAGGCTTTGTGACGCCCGTCAGCTTGACGATGCGCCCCTCGGAACTTGAGATGTAGAAACAGCTCTGCAGCGACTCATCGGTCTGGTTGCCATAACGGGCGATGTTCATGAGCTCGCATGGAGGGAAGTTCTTGCCTGCCGGTACATCGGCATCAGGATACAGAGTGACCTCTATGTAATTTTTAACCGCGTTGACGCTGTTGACTCTCATCCATGAGGTGTAGTAATCAGCCGAGGTGCCAGAATTGGCTGCCGAGGCGATGTTGTTGACCACTCCCTTGATAACGTTGCCCACATGCTGAGCTGTGAAGTATCCACTATACTTGGAGCGGAGGTGTAAGCCATAGCAATCATCGCCCAGACTGTCAACGCTCTCGATGGTGTCGCTTTCGGTGAAGAAAGTGTCACCCTCCTGCGCTGACAGGCGGTTGACAATCAGCTCCATGACCCGCATGTATGTGCGGACGGTGATGCTCTCAACCTCGGCATTGCCTCTGGAATCAACCTGCCCTCCCTTGCCGTTGTATAGTCCGGACACGAAGTCACCGAACTGTGCACCCTCCTTGAACTGCGCCATCTGCTCGGAGATGAGTCCACGCAGGAAGGTAATCATGCCCTCGGCTGCATCGTCATGCTTGCGGCTGAGAAAGGCTTCGGAGGTCTCGTCCGCACAGAAATGCAGAAGCGAGAGGAAAGCGTTGCCGATGCGGTTTGCCGTGTTAGCCTGCAGGCGCCGCTCGTCTCTGATGCCCTCGAAAAGGGTCTGAAGTGCACTCTTGTCTAATTTGTATGCCATTTTACTTTTTGTTTGCAAAGATAATATGCCGATGCTTTCGGTAAAAATACGCTCCCTAGAGGTTGCGTGCTGCTCCGATGCCCCTGAATATCTCGGTGAGGGCTGATGCCATCAGACCATTGTACCGGTCGCCGTAGAAGGTAGCCTCATGCTCGTTGAGCTTCATGACAGATGAGTAGTACTTCTTTGAGAACCAGTCACGGCAGCCTTTAGGTTCGCCACCGGCGATGCGACCGCCCCAGGCTGGGCCCACTTTCTTCGGTTTCTCGAGATTGTTGTCTCGGCGGTATTCATCGCCCAGGAATTTGAGGTCGCCGTTGTTGATGCGGTGGACTTTCTCGCCTCCCTGTGCCTCGGTCCACTTGTACCACTCATGTGCCGGTCCTACACCTGCAGCTACATAGATACCGTACTGCAGGAAGTTGTGCTCAATGGTTGTCACAGAGCCCTGCTCCAGGTGCGCCTTGATGGAAGCGTAGAGGCGGCCGGTATCGATGGTACGAAGCCGCTCCATGCGCTCTCGCCAGAAGTCGCCCATGGCATTAGCCCATCCTCGCTCATATCTGAGGAGGTCGTCTACTGCTGCGTCTGCCATAGGCTCTCGTCATACTGTATGTCGATAGGCTCGTCAGATGTCACCATGAAGTAGAGTCCTGTGACGCCATTCATGGACCATCTGCCCAGCTCGCTCGAATAGACCTGCGTGAGGTCCAGGAACTCCATCTGTCCGTCGTATGCCTCACGGCTCTTGTCGTGGAGCATGCGGCTGAGGAACTGGCGGAAGATATATCTGCAGATATTCAGTTTCGCCTCTCGGTCTGCCATGTCATCGCGCCTGTACCCTGCCAGGATCCAGACGGTATAGACGTTGCGGTCAAAGAACCCCTCTCCGATGGAATGGGTGTTGCTGTCAACGGTATCTGAGACCATGATGAAGTTGGATGCCTTGCGGAACTGCTGCATGACTCCCTGTATGGAATCAGGTCCGGAACACTCCGTTGCGACGAAATTATAATCCCTGCAGGTTCTGCACTCGGCAGCCAGCTGCTTGAAATAGGCGATGGAATCGAAGATTTTCTCTGTCATATTCTGAATATTTAACTGTTTTGCCTATTGCGCTTCTTGAACTCCTCTGCCTCTCGTGCCTTGTTATCAAGCTCTGTGAGGGCAGCCCAGCAGTCGGTATTGTAGACAGCCTGCAGTTTGGTCACGTCACCATCTGTAAGTGCCCTGATCTGCGCCTGCATGGCTGGCAGGATGTCCTCACGCCGCAGTTCTCCACCCTCTTTGGCTGGTCTGAAGAAGTGAGGAAAGTTGGCGGCGAAATACTCCTTGACGCTCGAGAACCACATGAAGACTCCGAGGAGCTCATAAGGTTCGAAATTGGCGGTTTCATCGGAAGAACCGCCTGCTGTTCTGTACATGAGTTGCGCCATCTTCAGCAGGAATCTGTCCTCCTGCTTGAGCATGAACAGCTGGTAGTTCTTCTCGATATTGAGGTAATCGTAGAAGCTGATCTCGTGAAGCAGGCTGTTTACTGCCGTCAGCTGAACGTCACTTGCGACCTGTAGAGGCCGAAAGTCCGTAAAGGAGTCGATGAAGTCGAAGTTTTTGAGCAGGGAGAGGATTTCTGCATCGCTGATGTATAGGACTCTCTTGCGCACTTTTCCAGTCTTAGTATCGCCATTTTCAACGCTTTCATCGCATTTAACGCTGCATTTCCACCCGGTTCGGGTGTACTTATGTACGGTAAGACCGCAGAACCTTGCGAGAAGGTAGCATTTGACAACGGTATGATCCTGGAACGTCGACATGATGCTAAGGACATAGCGCAACTGATCCTCTGAAAGTTCCGCCCACGATGACGGCGCCTTGAAATTGAACTCTTGTGTACCATCTTTATGCGTTGAAAACGAAGGCAGGTTTTGATTTTTCATTGTTGAACTCTTTGAAATGATTAGCCTTATATGCCGATGAATTCGCATATAATGGGAATTTATCGAGGTTGGCATCGAGGTACCGGAGCAGACGGCCATGCTCTGTTGAGTAGGCTGTCAGCAGACCCTCAGCCAGAAAGATCATGCATCTGCGCACCTTGAAGATGAGTTCTACCGCGGTGTCATCCTTGTCCTTGGCTCCTCTCTCCATCTCGAGCAGATCATCCATCTGCTCGTCAGATATGACCCTGCGCATCACCCCATCAGCTTCGTAGAGTGCTGACAGTTTATCCTTCCACTGCTTGGATGATAGCTCCTGCTTCACCTGGAAGGCATACTGCTCGATGCTGAAGACCAGAAGCGGTATGCTCATTTTAGCCTGTAGGCTGCTTCCCCACCCTTCTGTTGCAGACAACAAGGTAATCATTTCGCCCTCCGCCTTCAAGCAAGCGACCATACACTGCTCTATCAGCGCCTCTACTCTCGCAGATGATGCAGGAGAGACCTCGTTGTTGGCAACTACTCCGAAGCCTGTCGGAGTGAGTACCAGGTCGAGATGGCGAACGTTGCCGAGGAATGCAGTCAGGCATACTGCCTTGACTACTGCAGCCGATAGCCGCTCACTCGTCTCCAGTGCTTCCTCGCCCACGTACCCGAGGAAGCGCTTCTGAATATTGTTGTATGCCTCATAGAAATGAGGTCTCACAGACTCGAACACCTCAGAGTGCGAGCTTGTCGCTACGAGGATGCTCTGCTCGAAGTCATCCTTGCTGATTTGAATCTTCATTTTTGCCATTGTTTGAAACTATTGATGTCTGTTGGTCCTTATTTTTGTCTAGTGTCGTGAGTTCTATCATCGGCACGTCTACGGTCACTCCTCGGTCGGCATAGCCATTGTAGTGGGAGATGACGTGGTAAGGCTTGCACATGATGTCGTGGCAAGCCTTCTCGAGCGACTGCTTGAGGATGAAGAGCTCTCGCTTGTCTGAGCCGGAATTGTTCATCTGGCTCTTGCCTGGTGTTGCTCCGATGAGGTTTGGATGCACGCCCAGCGAGAAGCAGAGGGCGTTGGATGCCTCGCTCATGTCGTCTGCCCAGTCGCCACCCTCCTTCTTGCTGCCCTCAGAAAGGTTGATGATGCGCACCATGCGCTGCTCCTTGCCGTTAGGGTCGAAGTAATAGCCGGTGATGAGTGCCTTGCCTGCATTCTCCGGTCCGCAGACGAAGTTGATGATGTTGTCCTTCTCCTGCAGGATGCGCTCCTTGCGCTTATCCGGGTCGATGATGTCCTCGTTGTTGCAGAGCTCTTCCCAGTAGTCGCGGTGCACCTCTATCTGGATGCGAGGAGCGGACGTGTTCTTGATCATGTAGCGCTTGCCGATACCGATGAGACGGTAGATGTCGTACCAGGCATCGTCGAAGATGCTGGCATAGTATGGTATCGGATAGTACTGCAGTCCGGGTGTCGGGATGCGTGAGATGATGGCAAACTTGCAGTCCTTGCCCATCTCGGGTGCCTTGCCCGTGATGCCTGTGTATGGGTCGGGTGCCTTGCCCATGCGCGCCATGAGGTCGCCCAGCGGGTCGTAGAGGTCGAGGAGCGGGATGACTTCGGTGTGGACAGGCGACATGACGTTGCGGAAGTCGCCGAAGAAGACATGCTCTATGCGCCCCTTCTCATTGGGTACCTCCAGGCGGCAGTAGGAAACGTCCTTGTGGCGGATGTTTACTATCTTGGAGTGGTCACGGCTCAGGATGATGACCTCTACCGACCAGAAGAAGAACTTCATGTCGGTTGCCTGCTGCATGAAGACCTCGTGGATGGAGTTCTTCAGGCAGAAGTCGCGTATCTCGCTGTCGGTAGTGTCCTGCTTGGTCTCCCGGTCCATGAAGCGCACGCCCTGGCCGTAGCAGCACTGGACGTTGAAAGCCATGGCTCGCTGCGCCACCATGTTCCGGCGCAGCAACTGCTGCAGGGTGTATGGCATGTCGTTGTCATCGCCATAGTTCACATACTCGAAGAGCTTGCCGTCTGAAGTCTCCAAGATGCCCGTGGTGGCATCGCCCACCTCTCCGGAACCCAGAAAACTGGTATCCTTCCCATACTGCTGCTCGATGGTGGTGGAGTCTGTAACCCTGCTCACGCCCTCTGCCACGAGAGCGTAGCGACTGTAGGAACCGCTGGTTCCCACTTGCTGAAGCTGATATTTTTTCTGTTTCATGTCATAAATATACTGGTAAGCCCAGGAACTGGTGAATGTAGATGTCCGGAACGGTTCGAACCTCGGCATTTGCCGGATTGACGAGACGATGGAAACCGCCACGCCAACTGCTGCCCCTGACCAGCCATCCTGTATAGTCGACGGTCTTACCGTCTGATGTCCACGCCTTCAGGTTAATGGTTGAGCGGTCTCTCTCTGCCTTGGCCAGGAGGCGCAGCACCTCTGTGAGGTGGTAAGCTGTGCGTCTCATCAGTTGAAGGTGTTATCAAAGGTGTTGTCGAAGATACGGCCGGCTCGCTGCAGGTCAAGCACGTTGTGCTGGCGCTGGGCGTAGGTGTAACTGAAGGTGAAGCGTGGCACGCTGTCGCGCAGGTTGTCGCGCTTGGACTTTGAGTCAGAGAGGGTGACACGCTTGCCCACCTTGGCTACCCCGCCAATGAAGTTGACCAGATAGACCTCGTCTGAGCGGAAGAGATCATCTGCCCAGTTTGCCATGTCTGTGCCCAGATAGCCAGTATCGGCGTTGAATGTGCGCTGCTCTGTGATGCGGTAGTTTACCCTGATGCCGCCCATGTAGGCTGCATCGCGGGTGTACTGCGGGTCTACTTCGTGCTTGCCTGTGCAGTAGATGAGCTCCTGGCAGCCGAAGCTGTTGGTGAAGAGCAGAGTAGGCGCCACGTCACGCTCCTCGCTGTCTATGATGAAGGTCATGGAGCGTGAGCCTGCCTCTACCACGTAGTAGAGAAGGTCGGTGCCCTCGGTCTCGAATCGCGACGGAGAAACGTCGATGGTGGTGTAGATGTCGTTGCCGCCGGTGGCTGGTGCGGTAAACATTTTTGTGGTTTTGTCCGCATAGTGCGCGGTGACTTCTGCTGTTTCCTTGCCCATGTAGTGGAGATATTCAAGTCGCCCCATGTAGGTGGTCTTGTGCCCCTCGAGCAGGGTGAGGAAGTGGGTGGTGAGGAATGTAGAGCAGTCCACGCCCACGATGTCTACGGTAGAATAGTAGACCTGCAGGTTGGCTGTCTGCGTATCGGTGACTGTTGCCGAGTCGGTGTCTCCGGAGTCCGGAACCTGTTGCTCGGCGATGGTGATGGTGGCTGTGACTGCCAGCCTCCGGCGTGCATAAGGACGGAAGATGTCGGCAAGGTCGATCACTCTGACCTCTCCATCGGCAGGATAGAGATACTCATCGTAGATGATATCATCACCTATCTTGATGGTGACGAGCAGGCGAGTCTTGGCCGTGAGAATATCGATGTCGGGGATGTTCTCAAGGAAGAAACTGCCCGACGGAAGTGATGTGATGGTCATATATTATCTTTTTTGATGCAAAGATAATATGGAGATGGTAAAAATAAAAATACGGCTGACTACCCTCACGGGCGATCAGCCGTATCAAAGCTTTTCAAAACTTTGTAAAATTTTTCGTGCTGCAAAGGTACGAAAAATTATGCATAACACATGGTAGTATAATAAAATATATGAGTTTTTAACTTAAACCAGGCTGTCTGGCCTGACAACTCTCTCCCAGATAACCAATGCCACGGTTCCGTCTGGCTGCGTGGCTAAATAGTAGCCATGCTCCTGCAGATACTGGTTGACGGCTTCTATACTGACACCGCCCATGTCATCAAGTTCCGTGGCGATATCCTGGGTTGTTTTGAAACTCTTCTTGTATTCAAGACCGGTGACTGCATCCTTCACAGGGAGGCAGCTGCGGAAGTGGAAGTAAGCGTCGAGCAGGTCCTTCTCAAACTGCTCGCTGTTGAAATTATCTGTATTTCTTGGCATAATATTCATTTTAAAAAGGGTTAAACTTAAATACCGTCATCTGGGTGCTGTTGGTATAATGCCGTCTCATAGAGGTCTATCCAGTAGCCAAGTCGGGAAGCCCAAATGTCGTATTTGATCTGAAGTCTGCAGGTACGTAGTTCCTCCAGCTCCAGTTCTCTGAGGTATCTGCCGACTATGCGGTGGCAGTCCAGATTGACGCAGTATCGTGACTGGATCTTGGCGTACTCCACCAGTTTGTACAGTTCCTTGCGTTTAGTCTCAAGCTCCCAGTAGCGTTTCATGAGCGCATCACGAACGCGACGGCGTTTGAAATAAAGCAAGAGAATGTCTCTCTTGACTTTCTTCTTATTCTTTTTCATACCTAATCGTTGTTTATGGTTTCTACTTTTCTTCATCATGCTACCTCCCCTCCGAAAATGAAACCACCAATCATGACAATAGCCATCACAGCTGCGAAACCAACCATGGTGAGCACAACTTCTCCATAGGTCACGGTCTCCTCGCAGATATAGCTGAAGGTCTCGCTCTTGGTCTTGGCGAGCTTCTTGATTTCACACTTGAGGGTATTGATACCCTCCTCAACGCTGATGCCTGCAGGTCTCACCTGCGCATCACTTAATAAAATTGAATTCTGCATATTGCATCATCTGTTAAGCGTAAACAGCCGATTGTATAAAAGGGTGGCGGCTGCATTCCCCGTTGCTTAACAGATGATGACTTATCCGGAAGGACTTATCAAATCTACGGTTCATGCAGCCGCCATGTATTGGGCATATCTATTTTCCCAGTTGGAAAAAATTATTTTCCCAGTTAGAAAAAAAGATTTTCCTAGGCATAAAAAAAGCCTGCGGCTAAAAGCCATAGGCGAAACGGTCGCCCTGCCGGATTGTCTACAATCATCTGTTAAGCGTTGGCAAAAGTACGAAGAATATTTGGAACCGCCAAAAAAAAAGCGAGAAATTTTCATTCCTCGCTCATTTTTTTTATTTATATACCATATTTCTCTACTATTTCCACCATCTCTTTCTCCTCGATGACTCTGATATTAGCTCCTTTCTCATTGAGTTTTTTTATTTTTTCCATCTTGGAAGGTCCTGCTCCCTCACCTTTAACTACGATATTCGTCTTAGCCGAGATAGAGGAATTGATGTCTGCACCGCAGTCACGAAGTCTAAAAGCCAGCTTCTCTCTATCTGGGAAAGCCGTAAACACTCCAGTGATTACCACCTTCTGGTGGAAGAACGGATTGTCCTTGTTAGTAATGTCTTCATCAGCCAATGGCTGTTTGACTTCACCAGAAAGGCTCTTGTGACCCTTATAGTTTGGCTTCTCATAATGATGATGTGTGACATCAATGCCTGCACCTTTCAGTACAATCTCAGCACAGGCAGTTGCATCTGCTAATGCGTCATGATGGTCGTGCATCTCTATTCCCATCAACTCGCACATCTTCTTCAACGAATTATTACCAGGTAATAATCGCATGGTATCAATAATCTGATATCCTGGCATGTCAAGGTTGTAAACTTCAGCTAGTCTAGAAAGTATATTAGCTTCAGTACCCTCATTATGGCAAGCTATGCAACCACTCTGAGCGAAGCTTCTCAGAACTGGGAAAACGATATCCCAAGTAGGTGCATTCTCCACCATCTCTTCAGTAATGCCATGCACGAATGTGTTTCGCTCTGTGCGCTCATCAGGATATGGCTTAATTAAGCTATAGAACTTCTGCATGATTACACCATTTACTACTTGTACCATACCAACTGCACATGCGCTAGTCAACTCGGGTGTCATTGTCTCAAAGTCAATGGCAACAAAATTAATATTTTCTTTTTCCATAAGTTTGTTGTTTAAATCAAGTGCAAAAATAGCAATAATATTTTAGACATTAACCTCTCTGACAAAGTATCTGCAGGTAATATGTTTTAGAGCATAAAATCGGGGTGATTTGAGGAGGAGGAGGAATAAAAAGGAATGAAAAAGCCCCCGATGCGTCACGCACGGAGGGCTCAGAGATCTTAACTAAATTTCCTACATAATTATATGAAAACTGTCAGCGAACTAAATCACGGCAGTCTGCATTTCTTGTGAAATCTGACGCAGACAATCCAAAATCTGCTGCTTGCGCTTCTGGCTAGGTTCATGCTTACCCATGGCATACTGGCGCATAAGTGATGCATTGACACCCGCCTTTTTCGCCACTCCGCTCATATTGAGGTATGAGTAATAATCGAAGAACGAACCGATGTCAAACCGGAACACGAACTCCAGCTCAGGCATCTGCTTGCCCTCCTCTTCAAGAAGCTCCTTGATTTCCTTCTGCGCCACATACATATCCTCAATAGCTTGCTTGGCTGTGTTACCATACCCAGCAAGTGCAAAGTCTGGAAGTTCATCAACCATGAAGCAAGAGAAGTTCTTCTCCTGCTTGCCTTTCTCTACCTGTATCGTTACTTTTGTTGCCATACTTTTAAACCAATTAAAAAGAGACCTTAAAACCAACCACTCCATCCATTTCAACGAACTTGGTCAACTAGAGAAAAATTGCCGGGCTTAAAGCCCGAGCAATCTTTCTAGAATACTGTCGTAAGTCTTTTTAGGGACTTCCCGACTGCCATGCCGTGGAACCGGACATTTGAGTCCTGTAATAGGACTATACCAAACGTCGTGATTTCCACCATGCCGAACAACGAAGCATCCCGCTCGGTTCAGCTGTCTAACTAGTTGACTAGTTTTCATCTTATGTAAGGAATTTAATTAATTAAAAGATCTCTTTGTCTGAAAGACGATGCAAAGATAACAAAAAAGTTATGTTCTACCAAATAAAAAGATAACTTTTTTGTTATATCTGATAAGATTTAACATTTTGGGCTTGAAAATTCCACAAAATTCCATGAAATTCTCTGTTTTTCCACGGATATTCAATAAAATTCCACGGATATTCAATAAAATTCCGTATATTTGCATCGGTTAAACGAAATAATATATAAGGTATGAGAAAGTCAAGAACCGATATTGACAGTATAGAGAGCCGTATCAAGGCTCTCTATATCATAGTCATTTGTCAATCACTAGCGATAATATCGCTTGCCATGCCCTCTCTAAGAGAGGTTCTGTGTAAGCTGCTAACACGGATAATAGGGCTAGAATGACTCCAATCACAGTCATCTTCCTATTCCATCTCCTTTCACTCTCCTGCTTGTGCTCTTGAGGATTTTCACGGGTGCGCTTTGACCTCCCCTCTAGATAGCTCTCTGCGCTCTCCAGCATCATTCTGTCGTAATTCTGCATGTACTTCACACCCTTGTCCAGTATATGCCACATGCCTTCAGACTCTTCGATGTAGCCCTCGTTGGCCAATGGTGGAAGGATGAACCTCAAATCAACATCATCAAGCTGGTTGTCAACCAGCGAGCCCCAGAGCTGCGCACGTGACTTATCGCCCTTGATAAGCTCTCGGAGAACCAGACGAGCCTGCCTGCAGGTCTCAATATCTTGTAGTAACATAAAATTATCTTTTATACAACAATATCAAATATATGTGAACAAAAAGAAGTCCCCGACACGGAATCGCGTCGGGGACGGTTGTGTGAACAGATAACCCTATGCTAACTGCAAAGAGCTAATGCGTTGTCCAATCTCCTGGACGGCACGATTGAAAATATCTTTCTGCTCGGAATTGAGCGTGTAAACATGACCGCGAACCTCTGAGCCATTGAGACGCTGAGAGAGCCATGCTGCGCTTTTGCCGAAGTAATTCTGTGCGATGTAACGAAGTGGCAGCAACTTGTAATCTTCCTCTGCAAGCTGCTCACGCAAAGTCAGGACTTCACTCTGAAGCTGCTCCATCTTTTGGTTGATGAAAGCCTTTGCTTCCTCTCTATCACTATCATCAGCATTTAATTTGATGTAGTTTAAAATTTCTGTTTTGCGAGCTTCGCTCTTTTCGTCTTCCTTGCCTGCAAGAGAAGCGTATTCCTTAAGTAAATCCGTATTATTATTCATATCTTTTATTTTTTAAATCCCATCCCGAAGGAGGGGTAAGTTTTTACTTCTTTTTTCTTTTCTTAATCAGAACTGAAAGCTGGTCTAAAACGCTGTCTGTAAACTTCCAATAAGTTTCATCATCAATGTTGTAAGCCTTTCTCAGCCTGATGTAATCACTTAGCAGTTTCTTCTTAATTCTAATCTGCTTTTCTAGCTCTTCTTCATTCATCTGTTGAATTTTAAATTGTTAAACATCTAGTTATCTATTCACGATGCAAAGATACATAAAATTCTTTTAATAACTAAATAAAACATAAACTTTCTTTTATGATTAACTCATTTTTAACATTTCATCCCCATCAAACACGGTTTTTACCTCTTTTTCTCATCATTCTTGAATGATGTCAAACAATGTTATTACCTCTTTTACCCCGAAATGCAATGTAGGGGTTCGCTCGAAAACGGCTCGTTTCTTGTGGCAATTTCATGGAAATTGGCATAAGTAGCCGTTTTCGAGCGGGCAATCAATGGCAATTGATTGCAAAATTTGGGCATTTTGCACAAATTTTCCACGGTCATTTTTGCCAACTTGCTGAAAATCATGGATTTTTGAAAAGTTGGAGCAAAAAAGGGCGTGCCTTGCCGTAAGGATACCCCCCACCGCCCTACGCTCGGAGGCAATTGCCACGGCTGACTGGAGCGGTATATGTAAGGGTTTTTTCATGTGGCAATTGCCCCTTTCCCCGACTGCCGTGCCGAATTGCCATCGCCCTCGCTATCTCTATCCCCCTCCCTTCATCCGCGGTTATCAGCAAGTTTGCAAGCAAGAGAAAGGGCAACGTGTTCCTGTCACGTTGCCCATGGTGCCTATAGTCTGCCCTTGTCGTGATAGCTGTAGAATGCTCCATCTGTTACTATCACATGGTCCATAAAGAAGAGGCGCATGACTTGACAAGCCTTGGCTATCTGCTGGGTCAGCACATCGTCCGCCTTGCTTGGCTGCGTGTTGCCCGATGGGTGATTGTGCACGAATGCCATGATGGTTGCACCGCTCAAGACTGCCTCCCTCATGAGGATACGAATATCCACTGAAGTCTCTGTTATCCCTCCCTCGCTCAGTTTCACGCTCTTGATGAGTCTGAAATTTTGGTTCATCAATATGACGTGTGCCTGCTCTACCTTGAGGTCTGCCATCTGCGGAAGCATGTAGTTGTATATGGCTAGACTGCTGCCCATATCGGGCTTGCTGCCCAACTTCTCCACTGCCCTGCGCTTGCCTAGTTCCAAAGCTGCGAGTACTGCCAACGCCTTGCAGTCGCCTATTCCCTGCACTACCTGCATTTCGTCCATGGATAACTTTGCAAGGTTACTGAGATTGTTGTCTGCCATGTTCATCAGTTGCCTAGCCTGACTTAGGCTTTCGGCTGTTCCTGCCCCTCTGTTGATTACCATGGATAACAATTCGGTGTTACTGAGTGAATCGAATCCGTAATTAGCTGCCTTGAACTCTGGGCGCTCGTCTGCTAGTATATCATTGTACTTCTTCATGTTACGCTACTTTATTATAGTTGTTGTTTGATTTCTTGTTGATATTAACACCCTGTGGGAAACATCTCTTTGAGTGTGCCACTGCCTCATAAAAGCCTTCTGCCATCTCCTGCAACACGCCTCTGTTGCTTATTGGGTCGTGGTGAATGGTGCGAGCCAAAAAGATTTCTCTCTCCACATAAGCACCTGCCGCCTCCAACTTTCTTCTGAAGTCCTCTATGGTCTTGCCGCTTGTCAAAAGGTCGTCGAATAGAATGACCTGCTTGCCTTTGAAGTACTCGCCATCTACTGAAACGTGATAAATGTCCTCGTTGACGAAGTGGCTGCCTCCGTTGTGGGTCGGTTTGCGCTCTCCGAAGATGTGAACGTGCTCATTTGCGGTTGCGATGCCTGCTGCATTGAGGATGGCTGCAAGATAGCCGAATCGCTTGTTATATTTCCATCTGCTGTGCCTTGTCAACGCAAAGGTTGATGTAAGCGTTTGGAACGTACTCAAAGAAATAATTCTGTTTCATATCGAAAAATTTTATAAAGTTTGAAATTGTATTCTGGTAATGTTTGGGAGTCCAGAGATTTTTTCCTACTCCTGCTGTGGAGTATTTTTTTTAATTGCATTCCGTTCAAAGCCCGGTGTGCCCTTTCGATTTTTCCTATGCTTAGACAATGCGCTGGCAGAGGCAAACAGGTGTGAGGTTCTGTGTTAACAAAAGGTAAAGGTTTAGTGAAGCGTGAAGAACCTTTGGCTTTTGTTAACCCAGGTTCATGCACAGGTTTGAATCGCCAGAAGCTACCTTTGCATAGGAAATTTCGGATGGGAACACATGACGGGCGGCGGAGAATGCAATAAAAAAAGTACGGAACAGCATCAAACTCACCATCGGAGATACCGCTTTCTCACACACCAAGAAAGAAAAAAAGGCTGCCTACTCTCACGAGCAAGCAGCCAAGGAATCATAGCATAAAAAAAACTTAAAGCAATAAATAAAAAAAAGAACGAAATATTCTATCGAGGGTAATAGTTGCTCATGCCTCCCGTATAGAGGACGGTCTGAGGGAACTTATCCACGCCTATACAGACGGTATCGAAGGCATCGGAGAAGTCGGGACGGTTCTCCAGCCTGTCCTCGTCTGTCTCCACGAGCTTCTCTCCTCGCTTATCCTTGCCGTTGTTGTAACAGCCGGCACTCTCGATGGAGATGATCAGGTCCTCGTTATTGTCCTGGTTGATGAGAACCATGTGGCGCGCATGTCCCTTGAACATACGGTCGATGAGCAACTGCTTCTCAAGATGGTTCATCGGCTTGCCGATGTAGACCTCCGTAACGAGCCATCCATTCCTACGCAGCACCTTGGTGATAATCTGGTAGAACTTATCGTTGTGCGTTGCATAGGAGTTGCCCACGAAGGTAGCATCGTAATAGAAGATGACTCGTTTGTTCTTGAGATACTTATAGTAGTCGCAGAAGTCCTGAGCGAGCTCAGGCAACTTCTTGTCATACTTCACATAGAATGAGTTGACGATGCGCAACTTGGTATCAGAACCCACCTGCCCGACAACGAGACAGTTGATGTTGTTGTTGGCATCGCAGCCGATGATCAGCGGTAAACCGTCCTCCAGGTCGCCATCCATGCGGCAGTCCGGCTTGTCGTGCTTAGGGTCGAACTTATACTGCAGGTCATTGAGGAACCTGGTGTTCGGTGCCGTATAGAAGTTGCGATCCTCGTCAAGTCCGGAGTAGAAACCATCCTGTGCGATGCCGACATGCTGGCACATGATGCTCGTTAAAAAGGTCATCTTGGGCAGGTCTCGCTTCATCTGTCTGATGAAGTCCTCGCCCAGAACTGCGAGGTTCTGAATGCTCGAGCACCTGGAATACACCAGGGCATAGGAGCGGAGGGAGTGCAGAACCTTCTCGTATTTCTGCACCTGCGACATGTAGTAATCGTACCGTTCTGGGTGAGCAGCCAGCTTGTTTCGGATGCTATGCAGATGCACCAGTACCGTCTCGAGAGTAGCAATCAGCTCCTTATCCATCTTCTTCTCCCACGACATGAACCAGGAACCTTTCTTTGTTGCTGAAGTATCTGAAGTAATGGTAAGACCATGGTGGAGGCAGCAGTCACCGAACAGCTGCTTGTTGCCTCGATTGGCAGGGAGCGTCTCATTGTTAAGCTGCTCCCAGTCGATGAATTTCGCCTCGTCGATAAAAACATGGTCGAGTGAGAGGGAGTTGGAGGTACCGCTGCGGTCCTGAGAGATGATATTGAGGTAGCTGCCATTATAGAAGGCTACGGTATTCTCCCAGTTCATAGGCTGGAAGTGTGGTTCCTGCCAATGCAGCGCCTTCCACGGTTTTTTGCCAACGATGTAGTGGACGTCACGCTTGTAACCCCACTCCTCCAGGTGTACCAGAGCAGAGGGGAGAATGTTGGTCTGGCATCGCTTGACCGATGGCGCCACCATGCCCAGGCACGAACCTGGCATGTGCTGCACGGCATAGAGGATGCGGCCAGCCTCGACCACACCTTTTCCGGTACCACGGCCCCACTCGCAGACCAGCGTCTTAGGCATGAGCTGCAGGACGCGCGACTGCACGTCGTTGAAAAATAACTCCTTAGGTCTTGCTGTCATCATCTGGCGGAAGTTCTTCGAAGTCAGCATCCTCGATGTCCGGCATCGAGTAGCGCTTCTCCATTTTCTTGATTTTCGCACGAAGATTTGGAATCTTCTGCAAACCGATGACTGTCGGATCATCTGTCATGCGGAACTCAACAGGCACAATCTTGTCAAATGCCAGCTCTGGCTCATCAGGAGTATCGGTGCGGTTGTTTTTGATGCGGTTCTTCTGCATCACGGCAAGCGCCCGGAAGTCGCCGGCAGCCTTGGCAGCCTTGCGGTCCTCGTCTATCTCCTGGTTGACCTTCCATCGCCAGAACTCCTTTGAGGCGGCGTTGAGATTGCCGAGCATGACCTGGCAGAGATGAATATCATCGTATGCCTGTGTCTCGCTGACACCGAACATGGCCTTGTCCTGATCAACCATCTCCCTGACGGTAAAGCGTGGATAGCGCAGCCAGAAGGCATAGCAGCCACGCAGCCGCTCCACTCTCGCCTTGACGATAGCGGAGAGATGAAGATCCTGAAGTTCATCCTCGTTGAGAGGCATGTACTTCATGTAGTCATCAATATTGACTGGTAGACTCATATCTAACTGAGGTTAGCCATAATCTGCGAGAGTTGCGACATGATGGACTGGTAGGCTCCAGGAGAGCCAACCTTGGCGAGCGCTATATTATTGATGCGTAACTCGTTAGCGGTCTCCGCTAAACCTTTGAGGTAGCGGTGTCGATAGGGTGAGCGCGGCTCCTGCAGCTCCAACTGCATGGCCATGGCCTCGTCGGGAGGCAGTTCCATCATGATGGGCACTTCATCGACCGGTGTCATGGTCTTTGCCAGGTCATAGACCGTCTGTAGGTAAAGTTCACTCTCTTCCAGATAGGGAAATTGTTGTCGTATCATCCAGCAAATTATTTAACATGTTATTGAGATTGAGATAGACATCTCTGTCAGTCGTGATGAACGTGCACTCAGCACGGTCACCATAGGTCTGGTTCTGAGATGTTATCACAGAGACTAACCACTCGTTGTTAGCAACGAGCATGACCTTGGAGTGGTTAAGCGTCAGTTTAACTTCATCAAAAGCCTCTGTCATTAAGCGACTTAGCTTTAAAGTTTTACTTGAAGCTTTAATGTCCGCAACCAAAACTGAGGAGTCAACCAACCCTCGCTTGCGAAGGTTGATGACTCCACATAGGAAGGCATCGGATGTGGAGAAGGTGGTGACGGCAATGTGCGCTGCACCTGTCTGCTCCAGAATCCACCCCAACAGACCAAGGGTGTGAAGACCTTGGCCAAGGAAGACCTGCGAGCTACTCTGCTGAAGCGGCTTCAGGACTTGCTGTATCTGCTTCGCCCTCATCTGTAACCTCCTCTTCTGCACTCTCTGGCTGCTCCTCGCCATCGGCTGAAGCCTGCTGCTCCATGGTGATGCCAGCCTGCTGAAGCTTGGCGATGGTATCAGCGGTTATCTCTGCCTTGGCAGTAATGAGGAGTCGCACACGCTCATTGACCTTTGCTCGCAAGGCGTCAGCTTTGTCTGTGTTGCCAGCCTCCGTTAAGCCAATAAGCTGGTCAATGTTCTTGGTGATGTAGGAGCGAGCATTGCCAATCTGCTTGGAGGTGATGGCTGCTTCTGGCTGCTCCTCCGCTGGCTGTTTCTCGGCATCACCCGGCTGGGCATGGTCGTAGACATCCATGGCCTGCTTGTATGCATAGTACTCCTCCTTGAGTGTAAGGAGCATGCGCTTGAAGTCTTCGTCGGCAGCATGCAAGCCCTCGTATCTGTCACATGACATGTCGTAAGCTTTGCAAGCCTCAAAGTGTTCCTTGATTTTCTTCCACAGAGCGCAGTTATTTTCCCAAATAGCCTGGATGTTTTCAGGCAACTGGTCATGGTCTGCTCGTTTGCCCTTGGCTACGATGGCTGAAGGCACGATGGAATCGAGGTTTTCAGACTCCACGACCGGAAGATGAGGTGCTAGCTGCTTGGCAATCTTGTCTGCCTCTGATGTCTTGTCAACCGCAGTCTGAAGAACTGGCGTGACTGCCTTGTCATAGTTGCGGACATCATCGATGGTCATGCCTTCGATGCGATAGTTGAGATGCTTCTGCAGCTCATATTTGAGCAACTCGAGTTTGCCCTGTGGGTCGAAGTTGATGAGTTGGTAGAGGTGGCGGTTGTTATTCATCTGAAGGAGGAGAAGCGCTCCCTCCCTGATGTTGGCATCGGTATGCTCGCAGTCAAACCACTTCTTCAACTTTTCTGTGAATTTCGGATCATTCATAATAAATAGAAAATTAAAATGGCGAGGCGAGCTCATGTAAGCATCGCCCCGCCACTGATAGTAGTTATATAGGAATATCGAATCCCTAGTTAATGGCTGTCTGTACCACTAGATACCTCCACTGGCTTGCAATCCTTGCCGCTGATGGTTCCTTCAGCAGTTGTGAGGGTACCGAAATAGAATGGAGGCATGGTCTCGCAGCTGGCAGAGATCTCCAGTGTGGTATTGGTCTCGTCAGAGATGCCTGCACCAGAAGACTGAGAAGGTGTCACGTCGACCTCGAATGTATCGTCACCGAACTGGCGAAGCTTGCCGTTGCGCTCAGGTACCATGAAGATGCAATCATCGTTGAGGAGGATGGAAGCCAGTGCTGAAGCTTCCTCCTCTGTTCCTGGGAGGATGAGAGTAGCCTTGAGGTTCATTGTCTTGCAGCTATGCTCACCCTGCGCCTCTGGCGAGAAGGAACTCTTGTCTGTGACGAAGGCTACCTTAAACCAGACCTTGTCAGCCTGAATGGTGTGGTTATCCTTGATGACGAGATAATCCTTGAGTGAGGTGGCAGCCTCCTTTTGCGGCTCAGCTAACTTGGTGATGTAACGACGTGGAATGAAGAAGCCGTAGGCTCTGGTACCCGGCAGTCGCTTCTCTCCAGGACACTTCAACACATCCTCATAAAGGTCTGTGGTTGAAGCACATGTTTTCTTAGTTGCCATATATCAATATATAATATTATGTATAACCATAGACAGCTATCCCTTACTCAGAAGGGATAGTGTCGTAACCGAAGAGGATGCGTTCCTTGGAGATCGACTCGAACTGAGTACCGAAGTACATAGTTGCCACGAAGTCAACCAGGAAGTGAGAGTCAAGAGAACTCTC